GGCAGATGCCATCGCTTAGCCTCCGAATAGTCTCTTCAGGTCTTCCGGCGTCGCCTGCCTGGCCTTGGGCCGTGGTTTCCGCGCGTATGGGTGGAACTTGTAGGCGTCGACCGTCGGCTTCTCTTTTGGTTTGTTGGCGTTATAAAACTGGGCCATGAGGTTGGACGTATGCCACCAATCTGCCTCTAGGCGGCCATCGCGGGCTGCTGCGAGTTGTCGGAAGGTCCACTCTCCTGGGTAGACGCCGACGATCCCTGCGGCTGCCCAGATGGCATCCCAGATTGAGCGAGCAGGTCGCTCGTCGTCGCTGCCGCCATCGCTGCCTCGGCCCGCGTCAGCAGCTCCGTTGTTGCCTCGTCCATCTTGGCTGCGAGCAGGCCGACCATTCGCCGCAGCCGGAGGGGGAAAAAATCGACTAGCTCCTGCTCGAGCACCTTCGCCGCCGCGTCGAGCGCGTCACCACGAAGGCCGTCTAGAAAATCCTCTTTGGTCAGCTTCTTGTCGGCAACCTGTTTCTGCAGGATGGCGTAGAGCGTCTCGGCGATCGTGGTGTACTGGCCGCGCAGCACCTGCATCGTCTGTGAGATGCTGGCCACGTCGACAAGGTCGAAAGGCTTTTTCTCACCGTCGACTTCGACCGTAACAGAGTCTTTGACCCGCATAGCGGCGGCCACTGTCAACGCCACCTGCCACGGTCTGCCCTGGTCGTCGCGAAACTCTCTCACCTGTAATTCCCCGTTCTCTTGAAGGTAATCGTGTACGAGCACACGTCGTCGAGCGGCTGGCTGTTGGTCACGTTGGTCACGACTGCCGTGAACGCAAACCCGGTGCCGCTGACCTCAATCTCATCACCTGCCTCGCACGCAGCTACGGCTGCATCCACAAAATCGCCGTCGATGGTCTCGACCTGGACCTCGACCGAGTACCCGGTCGTGTAGCTGAAGATTTCGCGCGAGCCGTACGGACGCACCTCGATTTCCTGAGTCGTCTCCGTGGCAATCACGCTACGGACGCCGGCTGAGTGTTCCCCAGCCGTGAACGTGCAGTCGCGTCCGAGCGTGATGGTGGCCATGCACTACGACACTTCCTTGAGCGTCACCTGATAGGTGACGGCACCATCGAGCGTGATGTTTTCCGTCACGCTCATCACCTGCCATCCAGAGGTCTCGACGGTGCCAAGCTCCGTCATCAAATTGGCAGGATCATGGCACTCGATTTCCCACGAGTTGGTAGTGAACCCGGCTGCGGTAGCGCGATACTGCCCTGTGGTGCGGTCCGAAATGTCGATCGTGTCGCACTCGGAGGTGTAGACAGCGGAGATGATGTTGCCCCCGATAGGAGGCGCGGTGGCCGCGTTGCGGCCGAGCGTAATGGCCATGTGTGGTGATGCTCCTTGTTAGGCTGGACCGGTGACGCGGCGGGCAGACACGGCGTACGTGATGATGTCGTCGAGCGGCTGGTCTTGAGCCACACTTGTCACGACATAAGTGACGTCACCGGTCTCAGTTCCGGAGAGTGTGAACGTGCCACCGGCAGATACACCCGGAGCGTCGATACACTCGACCTCGACGGTCTGCTCGATCAGACCGCGTCGGAACTTGCGCGACGTGTCGCCAAATTTGGTGACGTCGATTTCCGACGCACTCGACGAGACGGTGACGCTGCGGGCGTTGGCGACACCAGAGATGGTGACGTCCTTGCCGAGCACGATGGTAAAAGGCATGTCTGGCGATCCTCCGTGGGGGATGTCGCCAAACTACGGCTGCCGGCAGCGTTCTTTGAGGGGTGGTGGCGTCAGCGTCCGACGCTTCCACCGCTGCTGCGAATCGTGTCCTGAAACTGTTTCGGAATGCGGTGGATCATGGCCTGGAGGCCTATCTCCATGTAGCCGCGCCCCTTGACGCTGCGGGTGCCGATGTAAGTGCTGCCGGCCACTGGGTCATTGCTCAAATAGCCGACGTATGCACCAAGCCTGGTCGTCCCCATACGCACCCTACGTCCAGCCACAAAAGCGTAATCAACGACACGGCGTTCAAATTTGCTAGGCAAACGCACGTTAGGCCCAATCCAGCCGCCAATCGGTTTTTGGCTGATTGGACGAAAGTACACACTGACCGACCCGCCGAACTCGTGCAGCTGGTTCAGCCATGGCTTTGCGGATGGGCCGATGACCACCGACTTGGTGCTGTTGTCCCAATCGGTCTGGATGTCGTTTCTCAAGAACGCCATCGGTGCCCACGAAGACACTTTGTCATCGCGCGGCACCTTATAGACCATGGCCACCATATTGAAGCCATCGCGCTCCCCAACTTTCCAAAACACTGGTTTTTTGCGAGGAGAACGACCAACAGGAGTAGAGCCACCCACCATCTGCCGCTGCACCGACCTGCGGCAGTCCATGCCTGCGTTTTGCAGCGCCTTGGCGGCGGCTTCGCCGACGAGCCGTTTTAGAGCTGGCTTGTCCCAGTTGAACTTTGTCTTGCCTTTGAATCGTGCCATTACGACTCCGGCAGCTCGTCCGGCTGAAATACGCGGTAGGTCGCCGTGATGACAGCTCGCCACACGCTGCGCTCGTTTAGGGCATCGTCCGGGTTGATGGCTATGGAAACGGTCTGCGGGCTCGTGACGTCTTCGGGAAACTGAACAGCCTCGCCCCACGAGTGAGCCCGGATGTAGAGCAAGATTTCGTCGGCCAGATCCAGCATGTCGTCGGCGTCTTCCTCCGTCTCGACGCGCCGGCCGACGTACACGATCACCTGGTAGTCGACCTGCGTCACGCCACGGCTAATACGTTGCGTGTCAGCTTGACCCGGAGTCACGAACACGACCGGATCGGCCATGTCGGCGGCGTCGACCCTCGCCCAGTTGCGGCGTTCTACCGTGGGCTGCGTGGCCACAGAGGCAAACGTGGCGGCGTCCAGACCATCGGCCACGCCTTGTGCAATCTCACGCAGGTACGAGGCCATCAGTATGTCGCTCCATGGCGGCGACGTTCTGCCGTATGCGGACGTCGCCCGGCAGCAGTATCGCCGCCTGCCGCGCCAACGTGAGGGCCTGGGGACGTTTGCCTAGCTCCCACGCAGAGACGCTGGCCAGGTCATAAGCCCGGCCTTTGGCGTCCGGGTCCGTGGCATGGGTTCCGGCGTCGCCGGCCGCTATAGCCCGCGTGGCGAACTCGTAGCACTCAGTCCACCTCCGCTGGTGGTAGCGGGCCATAGCCAGCGCCTCCCAGGCATCAGGCTCCCCAGGGCATTCCTCGGTCGCCTTGAAAAGCTGCCGCTCGTCCTTTGTCACGAGATAGAGATACCTGCGGGCGTAGGCACGCTCGGTCGCCTGCCCGCCGGGCATCTTCAGGTATGCCAAAAACTCCGCAGCGGCCTCTGGCAGCCCCGCGTACGACATCTCACGGGCCAGATACCACTGGGCACGAGCGTCCCCCGGTGCCTCGCGGACCGCCACCCGTAAGAGCGTCAGGTCCGATTTGTGGACCTTGCCAGGCTCACGGTGGTGATGCACCTCGAGCCCATCGGCAATCGCCTGCACCTTCTCGCCAGTCCAGCACATCAGCCCCTCGTGCGTCGCCTGCGCCCACCGGAATCCGTGCCTGGCATGGACGCGGTCACAGTAGAAGACGAGCCCCGGAGAACCGTCCGGCTTCAGCGACCAGGCGTAGCGGTAGCGGAGGTTGTTCACATCGCCCGTCCAGGCACGTTCGACAGCCTCCCGCCAGCCGGGCAAGATCCGCTCGTCCAGATCGAGCCGGATGGCGATGTCGACATCGGGCGGCAGGTGATTCAGGCTCAGATTGTGTGCGTCGTCCCAGCGCCACGGGCATACGTACCCGTTGCACACCGTAACACCCTGTTGCAAGAGGATGCCCTGCGTGCCGTCGGTCGAGCCGGTGTCGGTAACTACCCGCACGTCGGCATCAGCGCACGACTCCGCCCAGGCGGCGGCGTGCTTCGCCTCGTTCTTCGCGAGTGCGTAGATGCCGATTTTCATGACTGCGAAGGCGTGTAGTGCGTGAATTGCGTGGCGTCGTGGTCAGCCCGATACCACCGGATCGGCAGACAGTCGAGCAACTCGACATAGGCCATGGTGTTCATGTCCCATGACAGACGGCCGGTGAGTCTGGCTCGCAGGCTCGCTACGGTCTTCACAGCGTCGGCCACTTGAGACGCCAACGTGTGCGGACACACCCAACACGACCCGACGAATCGCCAATGCGCCTCGCTGTCGTTGATGAGCGTCTTGTCCCAGCACCCAGGCAACGTCACTTCTCGGCACGGCCCGGAGTGCAGGAGCTCAACGAACCGACGCAACACGTCTTCCGTGACGCCACGTTGCTTCAGGCACGTGTACTCGACCCACGCAAAGACATCGACGTCTGGCCTCTCGGCTGCGGCCAAGGCCATCCACTCATACCGCTGCAGAAGCACGATATTTGACAGCGTCATGTGGCGCGGCTCGATAAAGCGGTCAGCCGGCGGGCTCGCACACGACGGCATCAAATCCGGATTCTGCTCTAGCAGAT